TTCCGGTAATCGGAAAACAACCGTAGTGATCCATGTTCCGGTCATGTAGAAAGGGGCACAAATGAAATACAACGTGACGATTTACGCAGTTGCCGATGAAAGTATTATAGAAGATACTGACTTCTATGCCGATACCGATCATGAGGCAACCGAATATGCCCTCGTTCAGGCGCAGTTTAAAGGGTATGAGGAATATCTTCTTAAATTGAGAAGCGAGGACAAGTCTTTCCACCTTATGTGCACAGGCAACCGTGGAACCCACATCAAAGCCTGAACCTTCGATTTTCCAACACCGATACCTTATGAAGATTCTATGAAAAGAAGGGATGCCGATTCGATACGCTCTAATCAGGCCTATAATTGAACATGCAGTGCTGTTAACCAAACGAAAGGATCAAGATGAAAAACATTACCCGCACTGTGACAGACTATGTTATCACTGCCTATGACCTCGTGGACGAAGAGAACGGCCCGGAAGTGTCGGTCGTGGCCCAGGCGACGGCTCTTGCCGTGTCCATGACCAAGTCCGAGGCCCGCGCGGTTCTGGCCGAGGCAATCGGCTCCAAGCTCCCGAAGGGCCTAACCATCAAGTGGGAGCCGCAGGTGACTTACACCTACGCCATGCCGCTTGATCAGTTCATTGAAAACGCCGTCGTTATCAAGGAAGGGGAGTAAATTATGTCCGAGGAGATTATCGCTGTGTCCGAGGCCGACGTTTCCACCGGCCTGCGTGAGTACAACGTTCGCGAGCTGGAAGCCCAGAACTTGACCGCTATCTGCACGGTCAAGGGCGACACGCCCGAGGAGAAGGCCCTGGTTTTCAACGCTGCCAACAACCCGCAGCACAAGATCAACGATTTCATCAACAAGAAGATCATGGTGAAGGACTTCTATGCAGAGACGCTGGAACTTGTGAATGAGGAGACGGGCGAGGTGGAAAAGGCCCCGCGAATCGTGCTCATCGATGACCAGGGCGAGGCCTACGAGTGTGTTTCGGTTGGCATGTTCTCATCACTCAAAAAGTTGATTGCCGTTTTCGGCGCACCCACCTGGGTTGACCCTCTCCCGGTTATCATCAAGCAGGAGAAGGTCAAGAACGGAACCATGCTCACGATGAGCGTCCAGTATTAATCCCACCTGCATATCAAGGACACAGGCCGCCTGAAACGGCGGCCTTTCCTGTAAGGAGATATTGTGAAGCGCGACTTTCTTAACCTTGCATCCAAAGACTTAATGTCGGAGTTCGTCTATTCCTCGGTAGGGCGCGTTCTCAAAAAAGAGCTGTGGGGTTCGAAGCCGATGCCCCAGTGTGTCAGCATATATGTCTACCATGAGTCTACTGATAAGTTCGAGTATATGTTCACCAAGGATGACCGGATCGATTTCAAGCGAGACTCGCCCGAAGAGGTAGATGAAGCACTTCGAGCATATTCTACTTGCAACGACTCCGAGATTATCCTTTACATGCACAGAGCAGGCATCGAGATAGTATCCAAGCACCGCCAACACCCATTCTAAGGAGGTGAAAGCATGCAAACTAAAAACGGAGTAGTTTACGACTTATCTAACACGCCTTTCATCGGAACCTATGGGCAATACGATTTCGCATTTTCCAGCGCCACGCACTTGGTAAAGTTCAACGACAAGATCAACGTTCGCGTGCCTTGGTTGAACGACAGCTTTTCAAAGCGCTTCCACGTCACCATCGACGTGAGTATTCTAGCAGTCATCCAGCTTTATATGCAGGTTGAAACCCGAGGCTTCCGCATCTACGACAATGCGAAGGGTAGGTGTTACTTGTGCGCCGAGAATATAATATTGCATGGACTGACAGTCAGAGAAAGCGACTGAACAGCGCAGTACAAAAACGCTATCCGAAAGGCAGCAAAAGCCAACCCAAGTGCTGCCGAGTTCCTGCCAGCAGAGGTGAAATACCAAGAGGTCAAGGCGAACATTACCACGTCCCGCGCCTTAAACAACACGGTGAACAGGCTGAACCGAGTCTTGAAGCCACGCGCCCTGGAGCTTGTCCGCCAGCAAGACGCATCCATTGTAACCAGGTACGAGCGCAACGAGTATTCCATTTTTAGAAGCGTGCGTGAGCGAGCCAAGTCCATGCGCGCAAAGCGCCTCGGTATCGAGCAGCCCAAGGGCAGGATGGGAAGCCTTGAGCAGGCAAAGCTCTACCCGGACAAGCGGCCGATAGGCTCTCTATCATCGAACGCCATCAAGCGCTTCATAGCGAACATGGAGCGCGAAATGAACATGTCCAGCCGGGACAAGGCCAGGAGATACTACTCTAACTATATGCGTGCCATGCGAAACGTGTTCGGAGGGTTCGAGGACTACGATATCGTCATAGATACCATCGAGAACGTCATACTCGAAATGGCTGAAAAGGACTTGGACAAGCTCTTCAAGTCAATCGATGATGCACCTGATATCGAATATATCTACGAGCCGCAGGCGCGTGAGGACAAGTTGAAGCGCATCTACGAGTATTGGACGGGGTATTATGATTGAGGATAAGCTTTTAGACACTCTTTGCTGGGATAACTATGAATGGGAGGATGAACATGTGCCGAGCTATGCCGCCGACTTCGAGACAACGACTGTGGTCGATGACTGCCGAGTATGGGCATGGGCCGTTTGCGAGGTAGGCCGCCCAGATGATCTGCAATATGGTAACTCAATTGAAACGTTTATGAATTGGTGCGAAGTACATGCAGGGAGCCGAGTGTATTTCCACAACCTCAAATTCGATGGTAAGTTCATCCTCTCGCACATTATGCACAACGGCTGGAAGTGGATACCGGTAAAGGAAGAATGCGCCTCGAAGAAGTTCACAAGCCTTATATCGGATATGGGCCAGTTCTACTCCTTGAAGCTTTGGTTTTCCGAAACCCAAGCTGTGGAGTTTTTGGACTCGTTGAAGATCATTCCCCTCCCCATTGCGGCTATACCTAAGGCATTCGGCTTAAAAATTCAGAAGCTTGATCTTGACTACGTTGAATACCGAGAGGTAGGGCATGAGCTGACGCCCGAGGAGAAAGAGTATATCTCCCACGACGTGCAAATTGCAGCGCAGGCCATCGATATCATGCACTCACAAGGCATGACCAAGATGACGGCAGGCTCGAACGCATTCAAGGAATACACCAAGTCGGTAGGCGGTCGCCGCCGTTTTCGTGATTGGTTTCCAGAACCCGATTACGACGCAGATTTGCGCGCCGGAGGCTGCTACAAGGGCGGGTTCACGGCGGTCAACCCTAAGTTTGCAGGCAGAATCGTCGGCCCCGGATGCTCTTTCGACGTGAACTCGCTTTACCCTTCCGTTATGGCTGGAGCGCACGGAGAGGTGCTTCCCTACGGAACTCCGAAAGTTTATGATGGAGAATACGTTTACGACCCAGAATACCCGCTATATATTCAGTATGTGGAAGCGGACTTCAAGATCAGGCCCGGTTTCATTCCCTGCCTCCAGCTCAAAGGAAACCGCATGTTCGGCACGACCGAATACATTACCGATTCCCACGGCCCGCAGGTGATGTGCTTGACCCAGGTGGACTTGGAGCTTTTGAAGAAGCACTATATAATAGATGACATTCGCTACATCAGAGGCTACAAGTTCAAGGGATCGAAGTATCTTTTCAAAGACTACGTTGACACCTGGACGGAAGTCAAGATCCAAGCGTCGATCGAAGGCAACGAGGGCATGCGCACCATTGCAAAGCTGCTTCTGAACTCGCTCTACGGCAAGATGGCCACCAATCCCGTCAAGCAGTCGCGAGCACCTTACCTCGAAGACGGGGTGGTCAAGTTCAGGCTGCTGCCCGAAGAGTACAAGGAAGGCGTGTACCTTCCTGCGGGCGCTTTCATCACCTCGTATGCGCGCTCGTTCACAATCTCCGCTGCCCAGGCGAACTACGACAGGTGGCTGTACTCCGACACCGACTCGTGCTATTTTCTAGGCACGGAGCCGCCTCGCGGCTTGCGCGTGCATGATACCGATCTTGGAGCTTGGAAGCGCGAGCACGAGTTCGACCGGTTCAAAGCGCTCCGTGCCAAAACCTACTGCTTCGAGGAAGGAGGTGCGCTTATCATACACTGTGCGGGAATGCCTACCCGGTGCCACGCCCACGTCACCATGGAGAATTTTGAGTATGGGAATTCATTCGAGGGAAAGCTGAAGCCGAAAGACGTTAAAGGTGGTACAATATTGGAAGATACAATGTTTACTATCCACAAATGAGGAGGTATCTATGGCAAGTCGATTCATGCCGACGCTTCGCGACCTGGCGATGGAGCCGGACGAAGACCGTCGCCTGGAAATGGCGGCGGAGATCGACCGCGATGCGGCAGATCTGGACGAGAAATGGGGCAACCGCGACGGCTACGCAGAGGTGGAGGCCGAGCGAGACCGCATTGCCGCCGAGCGCGACGAGGCTATCGTCGACCGCGATGAGTGGAAACGGCGCTATGCAGATCGTTTCTTCGGGGGCCGCGAGACCGATCCCGAGGAAGTGATGCGCAACCAGACCAACAATATTAACCGTGACGGGACGCCGCAATCGTTCCGTGAGCTGTTCGAGGCGCGAGACGCCTACGAGGACTAAGGAGTAAACTATGCCCACCAAGCCTACCAAAGCAGAGATTGCAGCCAGCCGCAAGAGCATCGACCCGGTCGCCGTCATGAGCGCCACCCTTGCCGAGAACCCGGAGCTGGCCGAACCCCTTATTGCCCGAAGTGCGGCCAACGGAGACAACGCCGTCACGCGCGACGCGCAGGGCAATATCGTGGTCAACTCCTCCACGGATTCCATCCACGTCATCGGAGACTATATTACCAATTACGACCCTGCAACCAACGCATTCCTCCATGCCCTGGTCAACCGTATCGGCATGACGATCATCACGTCAAAGCTGTACGACAACCCCTGGGAGTTCATGAAGCAGGGCTGGCTGGAGTTCGGCGAGACGATCGAGGAGATCTACGTCAACATCGCGCGCCCCTTCGGCTACTCGCCGTCGAAGGCCGAGACTGACGTTTTCAAGCGCGAGATTCCGGATGTGCGAGCTGCCTTCCATCGCATGAACTATCAGAAGTTCTACAAGGGGACGATCTCGAAAGACCAGGTCCGCCAGGCGTTCTTGTCCTGGACGGGCATCTCCGACCTTATCGCCCGCATCGTGGAATCGCTCTACACGGCGGCGAACACCGACGAATACTATATGGTGAAGTACATGGTTGCCAACGCGATTGTGCGCGGCTACATCCAGCCCGTTGCTATCCCCGCAGTCACCAAGGAGAACTCCGTGGACATCGCCACCGAGTTCCAGGCCATGAGCGAGCTTCTGCGGTTCCAATCCACGAAGTACACCATGTCTGGCGTCACTACGCACACGGACTTCGAGGATCAGTACCTGATCATGGATGCCCGTTTCCGAGCGACGATGAACATGAACGTCCTGGCTACGGCTTTCAATATCGAGTACCGCGAGCTTATGGGGCGCATCGTCACGGTCGATGACCTGGCAAGCCACGATTGGGAGCGCCTCACGATGCTTTTCACCGACCCTGATACCGGCGAGGTTGACCCGAACTTCCATAAGTTCACCGAGGAAGAGGTAGCCACCCTGAACTCTTGTCCGGCAGTGCTCGTGTCCCGTACCTTCCTCCAGATTTGGGACAACTTCCGCAACATGACCGAGCAGTACAACGGCCAGGGCCTTTACTGGAACTATTGGCTGCACCTTTGGATGACGTTCTCCATCTCGCCCTTCTCCCAGGCCGTTGCATACACCTCCCAGGCGTGGAGCGTGACGGGCGTGACCGTCTCGCCTACGACGGCATCCGTCGACAAGGGCCAGGATGTGATGCTTACGGCGACCGTGGCCGGCACCGGCATCATCAACCGGAACGTAACGTGGTCGATTGCCGGCAATGCCAGCTCGGGCACCTACGTCAACGGCGGCAAGGTTCACGTGGCTGCCGACGAGGCGGCGACATCTATCACCGTAACTGCTACCAGCGTGGGCGACCCGACGAAGGCAGGCAACGCCACGATCACGGTAAATGCTGGTGCATAAACCTAGCCCGATGGTGGGAGGGCGAAAGCCCTCCCTTTTCTTTAGGAGGTGAACATGGCTTTTCAGCCGAATTCTAAAATATATTTCGGCACGGTGCCTTGGAACCCGTCGTACCGGCATGTGCGCAAATACCCGAGCCGTGACGCGCAGTTCAGTGCTATAAAGTCAATGTGCCAGTCGGGCACCGAGGACTACACGTACCAGCGCATGGACAATGCGGTTACGGTGCCTTACAACGCGGAATCTTTGTACGGCATGAACTATTGCATGTTTCAAAACGCGAACTACGGATCACGTTGGTTCTACTCGTTTATCCCACGCATCGAGTACGTAAGCCCTAACTCCACGCGACTATACCTGCAAACCGATATCATGCAGACGTGGTTTCCCGATTGCACGGTCAAATCGTGCATGGTGGAGCGCGAGCATGTCATGGATGACACGATAGGCGCGCATATCAAGGACGAGGGGATCAACCCCGGCGAGCTTAAATGCACCTACGCGGCTCTAGACAATAACGACATGGATTGCTATATGGTCGTGTCCAGCGCCGTGGAGCCGCTTAAAGACGGAACCTACGTGAACAACGGGGGCGACCGGTATATGGGCGTCGTGTCGGGAACGAGCCTGTCCGTGTTCTTGACCGTAGACCAGCTCAAAGGGTTCATGACGGCGCTCTCCAACAACGGCCAGCAAGACGCCATCAGCGCCGTGTACATGGTTCCGCGAAGCGCCATCCCCAACATCGTCGCCAAAAACAACGGGTGGGGTTACTGGGTAGACGCCAACTCGGCCACGCCGTCCACCACGCTGAACTACAACCTTGGGTTCACGAACCTGGACGGTTATACTCCTAAAAACAACAAGATGTTCTGCTACCCCTTCGAGTACGCCGAGGTGACGAACTTCACAGGACAGACCCAGCAGTTGCGCCTGGAGTTCTGCGGAACGCCTGGAACCGTGTCTTTGCAAAAGACTGGTGGGTGCGATTCCAACTCGCGCCTGTACTACATCCCGGTGAACTACAACGGGGTGAACCGGTTCGTTGAAGGTTGCATCCAGCTCGACCAGTACCCCACGTGCAACTGGGTGTACCAGGCGTTCGCGAACGCCGTAGGCCAGTCGCAAGTCGATATCATGGGCTGGAAAACTAACTCGCTGACCGAGCTTCCGCTTCTAAACGCAGGCATCGATGCGGGCCAGGCAGTGGGAAACGCAGCCCTGCGCCTGGACGTTCCCGGAATGGCGAACGCTGCCATCGACGGCGGCCAGGACTTGGTCAACACCTACGCGGCAATCTCCAAGGCCAGCCGCCAGCCGAACACGACGCGAGGGGGAACCAACTCCACGGCCGGCCTTGTCAACATCGGCTCTTACACGATGGGCATCCGAAAGTACACGTGCCGAGCAGAGATTGCGCGTCAAATCGATGACTTCTTCTCGGTGTACGGATACCTCGTGTCCATAAACAAGGTGCCGAACATCACGGGCCGGGCCTCTTGGAACTACGTCAAAACCAACGGTTCTGCGGTCACGGGCCGGGCACCGTCGGATGTGCTCTCCATGATCAACGCGCTTTTTGACAGAGGCCTTACATTCTGGCATACTGATGATATCGGAAACTACGCACTGCCAAACGGCATAGTTTAGGAGGCATTAATGGACTCACTTTACAATTGGACTCGCCTCCCGAACGGGGGTATCCCCAAAGACTTGAAGGGAAACAAGGTTCAACAGGAGAACGACTACCTGAACCAGGATACGTACCTGGCTTACATGTGGCGCCTGTATGACCTCGCTATCAGCGTGTTCGAGTGGAAGAACCTGCCCGAGGGGATCAACGAACGCCAGATGGAATGGTGGCTTCTGCGCAATGGGGCCTTCGTATTTCTCTATGATGAGGCCATCAAAGATGATCCTTATCAGCGAAGCCCCGAGGGCTACGCCGTCATGCAAGTGCTTCTCCAGGGCGGCTTCGATATCTACAACATCCCCAAGGAGCGCACGGCGTACTCGGTTGACCCGCAGCACAACAACATCCCCTGCGATATCACCAACTCGGTTATCTGCTTCAACAACAACACGCGAACGCCGACCTTTCTCACTCTTGACCTCTATGCCAAGATGCTCTGGCAGGCGGAGCGCACAGTGTACACCAACGTCGCCCAGCAGAAAACACCGCGAATCGTCAAGTGCACCGAGAAGCAGCGACTCTCGCTCCAGAACCTTTTCGCCCAGGTGGACGGCTTCATGCCGGTGTGCTGGGCAGATAAGGACTTGGACTTGACCGGTGTAGAGGTGCTCGATACGGTGTCGCCTTACGTGGCTGACCAAGTGCAGATCGTCAAGCACCAAATCTGGAATGAGGCGCTTACCTTCCTCGGCATCGAGAACACCAACTCCGACAAGAAGGAGCGCATGGTGTCTGATGAGGTGCTGAACAACATGGGCGATGTGGAGGCCCAGCGGTTCACGCGCCTAAATGCGCGCAAGCAGTTCTGCAAGGAGGTCAACGAGCTGTTCGGCCTTGACATCGATGTTGAATTCCGGACGGGGATGTACATCAAGGGTGACGGGGACATGCTCGAAGAGACGGACGGCATGGTGACGTCGGACGATGAAACCGAGTCCGGGCAGTCTCTTTGGAAGCGTATGAAGAAGGCATTGAAGGGAGGGAAATAAATGAGCAAGTACACGACAGAGCTTAGGTTCATCGTAGAGCAGGGGTTGCAGTCACGGCTTGTGGAAAACAACGAGGCCAACTGGCCTTTGATCTACTCTGATATCGGCTTGAATGATTATCCGATTTTCCAAGAGGCATACCGCGAAACTCTTAATAACAAGATCATACGTCACTACTACACGCGCGAGATCGGCGCCGAGACCGTGGGCCGCTGGCGCATGTTCGTGCGAGACGCGATGTATCTGATCATGCCGTATTACAACCAGCTCTACGAGTCGGAAGTTCTGGCCAAGAACATGGAGCCTTTGGGTGACCGGAACATTCAACGCGTGGAGAAGGCATCGGGAACGTCATCGACCGACTCCACGTCCACGTCGGACACGACCGACGTGTTCCAGGACACGCCTCAAAATGAGATGATCCCGACTCAAATCAAGAATCTCCAGTACGCCACGAACGTCACCATCGACTCGGGGACTGGTACGGGGCATGCGAGCGGGACTTACGAGAACACGGTGAATCACAACGAGACAGGTTACATGCGCCCCCAGGCCGAGCTTCTGCGCATTTACCGCGACACGTTCCTGAACATTGACAACGACATAGTACATGATCTAGAATTGGCCCAATGTTTCATGACGATATGGTAAGGAGGGCATTATGTTGTGCGGGTTCCCGTCTAATCGAGTTCTTCCATCTGCATATGCAGATGAAGTTTCGTATTACGAACAACTAAATAATTTATGCAAAAAAATAAATGAGGTGATTGAAGAATTTAATAGTCTAACTGATACTTATGTCACCATAGATTTTTTTACAGCATCTCAAAATAACCAAGATAAAGATTGGGGGGATAAATTAGCAAATAATATTTCTATCGTTTTAAATGAATTAAATTCAGAAGTTTATAGGTTGGAAGATTTAATTAAAAAGGCGACAGTTGGAAAGGTTATAGTATTTGATCCTACTTACGGAATAAAAAATAGGCCAATTGAACAAGTAATACGAAACATATATGGTTGGTTGCGATATTATGCTGACTATGCTGGAACCATTGACAACCTGCAACTATCAGTTACCGTAAGAGACGGATATAATCTTACAGCGAAAGTATTTGATTTGTATAATATGCTATATTATAGCAAAGAAACTTTACCAAACCCCGACCCGTGTGTTAATAATTACGTAATGAAAAATGATATATTGGCATGGTATTTTGAACACGGAGGTGAAAGGAATGAGTAGCACAAATCATACTGAAAACTTTAATTTTCCACAATGGGTAGGGAGCGATTATCCATCGTTTATTAACGACCTGAACCCAGCTTTTCTTACGATTGATACAAAGTTAAAGAGCAATGAAACTGGTGTTGACACTGCACAGAATGCGGCTGAAAGTGCACAACAGGCGGCGAAAGCCGCACAACAGGCGGCGGAAGCCGCACAACAGGCGGCTAAATCAAGTGTTGATCTTTTGGTTGCAATGGGTATTACCAACAAAGAAACAGCAGTTGCATTTGCCGGTAAAGTTAATAATGCAATACCTAAAAATAATGTTCTGGCCGAATATTTTGATCATAAGGAGAATTAAATGAGCTATTCCGAGAAAACCCCTAATTACATGCTTCCCCTTTATCTAGCTGATGATCGCCCGTCGTATTTGGGCGACTGGAATGAAACCATGAATAAAATAGACTCCACAATGAAAAGTAACGAAAGCTCTAGCAACAATAACGAAGTAGCAATTGCTAACCTTAAGGAGTATGTTGATAACAATACAAAAACCCTTAACGGTAGAATGGACGGAATTGAAGCCGACGTTACTAATAAACTTAATAATGTCTATACTAAAACTCAATCTGACGAACGTTTTGTTAAAGTAAAGAGTGTGAAAAATGTAGTAATCATTGGCGATAGTTATTGCACTGATGATAACGGCAGAACGTCTATCCCAACTCAAATGAAAACGTTTGCGTTAGATTGGAACATTCTAAATTACTCTGTAAGCGGTACAGGGTTTGTTTCAACGAATGGAACCACCAATTTTAACGTGCAAATTAATAACGCAAAAGCCGGTGTAGGTAATACCGCCGATATTGATTATGTGTTGATTATAGGCGGGCGAAATGATATTCAATCAGCGTCAACAATTAAATCTGCCGCAATTACGACTATTAAAAATGCTGTAGATTCCTTTGTAAATGCTAAAGTGTGTGTATTTCCCTGTCTATGGCACTGGACCCACCCTATATATTCGCTGATGGAAGCTAATGTGGCTATCTCTGACGCAGCTAAAGAGAACAAGTGTTTCTGCGCTAAGGGTTGTTACACCTGGGGAATTGGAGATGAATCTGTCTATTATATTGGTGGATCGGATATTCACCCTAATCCAGCTGGATCTTTGTTTATGGCGCATATAATTTATAACGCTGTAAAATATGATAATGCTGATACTTTTAGGGATCGAAATGAAATTCATGGAAATTTGCAATATTCCATGATAAACGGTGCAATTTACTTGCAAGGAGCGCATGGTTTTAATGTAAGCGACAGTAACCTGATAGATATGGTGCCTTCGTGGGTAATTCCCGTCGGAAAAAACGTATACTTTGGTGGTGTCTATTCCTTGGACGATGGAGGAGCAAATGCAGTTCAAATTATGCAAAACGGAAGAATGAAAAAGTATCAGGGAGATTCGGCATCCGGCTCTATAGGGTTGTGCTTCAATCACTGTTTGCCGATAACTATTTAATATGGCTGACGAACCTACAGGCGGAGGAAACCCCAACTTCTGGACAACGTTCAAAGGCCGGTACACGCTCGTACCGGCCGCCTCGGCCACCTTCGATAAAGACGTTGTCATGCTTAGCTGCACCAACGACGTGCAGATTATCGGCGACTGCGACCTGGCGGCTTACACCGCCGGGTCGGCAGTTGCCACACTGCCAGAGGAGTGCAGGCCGGGAAAGGTTGTGAAAGTCCCGGTGGTTGCAAACGACGGGACGGAAGATAGAATCGCCGTCCTTACCGTGAACCTGGACGGAACGATAACGCTTCCCTTCGACTACACGGAAGGGCACGTTTACTTCTCGGGAATGAACTTCAATATAAGCGATAACTGGTATTAAGGAGGGATAGAAATGAATGTTAACGATATTGTCACTCTTATTGGTAGTCTGGGGTTCCCTATCGTTGCTTGCGTGGGCATGTTTTACCTCTACAATCGTACTCTTAAAGACTTTACAGCTACTCTTGGAGACATTGTTACGCAGATTAAGGAGCTGCGGGAGGATATCCGGGATCTCATGAGCGGAGGCAAGAATGCTTAGGGGAATTGATGTAGCGTCATACCAAGAAAATATCGAAGTTGATAAAATGCCAATTGATTTTGCCATAGTAAAAGCAACACAAGGAAACTATTATGTTAACCCTTATTGTGATGGTGTTATACAGCGCTGTATAAAAAGTAATAAATGTTGGGGCTTTTATCACTTTGCAGATGAAAGACAAAGCGCAACGGAAAATGCAGTCTACTTTATCAACAACACATCTAATTACTTTCGACAAGGTATCCCTATCCTAGACTGGGAAGAACTTTATGATAAAAAAGTGAAAGTTAGTGATCCATCTGTTGAATGGGTTAACGCCTTTGTAAAAACAGTACATGATCAAACCGGAATATGGCCCTGGATTTACGCTAACCCTTGGCGGTTCAACCAGGGCGGGGTGGAGGCTAATTGCGCTCGGTGGGTGGCACAGTACCCGAACGTTATTCGCCCTTCTCTTGATTATGACCCTGGGGAGCCTCCGGCAACGGATGGGTTGGTGGCTTGCTGGCAGTACGCGAGCGATGGCAACGTGCCGGGGTACGACGGCAACTTGGACGTAAACCACTTCTTCGGGGATAGGGCCGCATGGAAAAAGTACGCCGGAGATGTTTACATAGGCGATCAATTGTCGGTTCTGGAAAACAACGAATACAAGGTGACAATTGAGCGTAAGTGAGGTATACTGTACTTGCGCCGCAAGGTAAGTTGGTTTCTCGCTTGGTGGGGCATCCCGTGAAAAGGACACCCGGCGACACGGAGAAAAGCCCGCTCCGTTCCTCCCCTTTCGGTTAGCACCCTTATGCGAGGGCCGCCGTCTTGCATGGCATGATCGGCGGCCTGTCGCATACGAGCATAAGGAGGAGATTATTTCTAAGTATTGGGACATACCGAGAACGGCTTCGCATAACTGTCTGTTCAACTTCATCATCGGCATCCGTGGTGCGGGCAAAACCTATGGCCTGCTAAAATATCTGATCGAGCGCCATATCAAGTACGGGCACAACTTCCTTTACCTTCGCCGAAGCGAAGAGGAGCTGAAAACCCTTACCACCTCCAAGCAAGGACGCCTCTTCAACCACGTGCAAGTAGAGTTCGAGGGCCACGCTCTTTGGACGGAAGCGAACGTGCTCCACATGGACAAAGAAGTCATAGGCTATGCCCAAGCTCTGTCGACTGCCCGAAAGATGAAGTCAGACGCAGTTATCAACGTGCGCGATATCGTGTTCGACGAGTTCATTATCGACACGACCACTTCGCAGCAGCGCTATATTGCAGACGAGGTAACAGCCTTCTTCGAGCTGTACGAGTCGGTAGCTCGTCCTGGCGCCCGAGACTACGACGTACGCTGCTGGTTTCTAGGAAACGCCATCTCGCAGACTAATCCCTACTTCGACTACCTGGATTTGTCGATGCCTTTCAAATCTGACATTTGGAAGCGCGACGATATTCTGGTACAGCTCGTGGCACCTCCGGAGCTTATCAAGGCCAAGAAGAATACTCGCTTCTACAAGGCACTCGGAGACTGCGCATATACGGCTTATGCGACGGAGAACAAGTTTCTGCGTGACCGTGATACGTTTATCACCAAAAAGAGCAAGGACGCTGAATACCAGTTCACTTTCATCTACTACGATGACTTGATCGGTGTTTGGCGTGATTACAGAAACGGTTGCTATATACTTAGTGATAGCGTTGACAAACAGTGCAGAACGGTGTATGCTGCTACTACAGAGACACATGAACCGAACTCGCTGTTGTTGAAGGGTTTCAAGAGTTCAAGGAACTTGAAGGACTTGAAGAAGGCTTATGACATGGGTTCGGTTTACTATGAGTCTCAATCGTTGGCAGCTAAGTTCAGAGATATTGTTAGGATGGGATTGTAATGATAATAACCGACAAACATGGAAAAATGATTGATACCGTTGAAATGGTTGAAAATGAGTGTTATGCAATCGAGGACATTGAACACGTGGTAGAAACCGACATGTATATTTCAGCCTTAGTAAAAATTCGAATTTGCGACTGCGGAAAAAAAGCTCTTGAAGTATGCGACCCGGAAGAGGGAAAAG